TTGTCTCCTGCTGACATTCTTTCGGGGATTGATTCGGGCTATGTTTGCGATCCAAACAATCCTGAGGATGTGGTGGAAAAACCACTAGTTGAGATACGTGAGAAAGCAATTTCTAAAAAAGCAAAAAGTAAGAGATAATGAGATTAGAACGGACTGTTGATCCAATTAACAATGCGGTTACAACTGCTCTAGTAGAGCAACAACTTTATTTGTCAGCTAATGAGTCCCCATTAATGGTAGCGAATGTTATCGAGGGTGCAATCATGAAAGTTGAGCAGGACACTGACCGTTCACTTATTTCTCAAACATGGGTAATGACGTTAGACAGATTTCCTTCCAGTTATTGGGAGAATTCTGTACGTCATTTTGATTATACAACGATATTTATTCCTAAGGGGAAAGTTCAGTCTATTGCATCTCTAAAGTACATAGATACGGCAGGAGATGAGCAAGAACTCATAGAGGATACACATTTTAAACTAACCAAAGTTGGTGATGAGGCAAGGATAGAACCTATTGATTCTTACCCTGCTACACTGACTACAGTAAACGATGCGGTAACGCTGACTTGGGTGTCAGGTTATGGAGCGGATGACACAGATGTCCCTGCTTGGGCAAAACAAGCAGTTTTGTTGCTCTGTAGAGAGTATTTTGATGATATTGATGTTGAGAAGTCTTATAACAGAGTCATCTCAAGAGGTAAGTTGTTTTTTGATTCAGAAAAGAACGATAGGTAATGGGATTAGAGAAAGTAAATTCTCGGTTATTTGATGTGTCAGGTGACATACATCAGATCACATTTGTTGCAGATGAAACTGGTACAGATGTAGCTACGGAAGCCGTGCTTTATAGCGGTGTACGATCTCAGTATTTAAACCCACTGAAAACTGATACGATAGAAGTCTTTGAGTACAATCAGCAGACGGCTAAAATTAAAGGCTCTTGGAAGATAAGAAATGAGTCAGGGAGAACGATCACTCCTAATAACATGATCTATGTTGTAGATGGGGAATACCATTCAATTATAGGTGTTAGAAAATTTAAAGGATCAAGAAATTTATTGGTGATGGACACCATTCGAAGGGATAACGATAGTAATGAGTAAATCGATAGTAAGCATATTGAAGAATGACGCAGCCTTGATTGCCTTATTAGGTAGTGCTAACAAGGTTAGGTCAGGAACTGTCGGTCAGGGAGTTAAAAAACCCTATGTAGTGGTCGATGTCGAAGATTCAATACCAACTAACACATTTGACGCAGGAAGTGATTTAGATTTCACTTCAATTACTATCTTTTCGGTATCTGACAGAGCTTACTCCAATTCTAATGGTGTAGGAGTCGATGAGATATCTAAAGCCGTCAGAACCGCATTAGATTACGTTAGCGCAGGCACATACAATGGTGAAACTATAGCTAGATGTACTTTCCAGAGAAGTGGATCGATGCAAGAGGATAGGATTGCTAATAACGTACAAGTGACAAAGGAAGACGAGTATTTGGTGAGTATAAACCGAGCGGTAGTTGGGCTACCAACAGTTCTAACCGCTACATTGTATGGATACAACGTAATCGATCTATCTTGGACGGATGGCACGGGTGGTGGATCAGACTTATACGAAATTTGGAGAGCAGAGAACGGTGGATCATTCACCTTCTTAGACACGACTACTAACGCAGATAGCTACAGAGACCTTATTTCGGGTGATAACTCAAGGTATTTCAGTTATAAGGTGAGAGCATTGACTGGGGATAATTATTCCCTATTCAGCAACGAGAGTGGAGCAGTCACAACCGAAATTCGGGCGCAAGGGCTTTGGGACGCAAGAGATTTAAGTGCTAACATCATAGCATCAGGAGTAGACGATAGAAGTGTAGCAATTCTTGATCAATCGGCTAGTTTGGCTGAGACTTTGATAAAAGAATTTGACTTTAGTAGTGGGGTTGATGGGACTACATCAGTTAGGTCAACAATTACGGGAGGGAATAATAATATTTCAGATGGGACTACATCAAAAGATAATTGCTTAAAGCAAGTAATGACGAGCGGAAATGCTAATCACCAAATAAGATATTCGGCAACAATTGGTCTTACTTATAGCACGGGGTTTTGGTTTTTTATACCTACGGATAATGCAAAGGTAGATGGGATTAATATTTCTTTTGATTCGGAAGTTACCTTTATTAATTATTCAATAACGGGTGTTTGGACTTTTGCTGAATTTAAAGGAGTTGCAAACATAAGTAATGTTAGGATTTACGCAGCAGATGGGGGGATTTCATCTAATTTAGACGCAAACGGGGACGTTATTTATATTGCATCAGGATGGGAAATCAACGAAATACAAGGCTCACATTTCACGCAAGTAGCAAGTGCTAGCAGAGGCTTAAACGATTCGGCACTTTTACCGACACAAATTTCATTCAATGGCGTGAATGAGTTTAGTGAAATAACGGTAGCGGAGCAAGTAGCTAAGTTTTCTAACCTAGCAACACTTTCGATTTTTTGGATCAATGATTCGGACAATGTAACGTCAGGGAGAATGCTTTCACTTGGCGATTCAGCAACGAATAATACAAATGTTTTTGTGTGTGGTTATTCCGAAAGTTTGTCAGGAGCTTTTATAAGTTTTAGAGTGGACGGAGTAGTCACTACTTTATATTCAGATAGTGACTTATCTATTGATGACAGTATTGAATGGAAGCAAGATGGTGTCTCGTGGCGATGTTTTATAAACGAAATAGAAGATACAGTCTTGGTTTCTTCGGGGGCAAATAACAGTATTTGTTTTAATTCAATTAACGGTGTTGATGAAATATCAATAGCTAAAAGAGTGGGAACGGGTTCGGGTCTTTATCAGTTAACTGAGTTTAAAAATGTCACAATAATAAGTCCACCACCAAGCGATGCAGCAAGCGCAAGTTATTCAAGAGGATTAAAAGTAAAACACAATTTACCATGGTAGAAGTATTTAAATTAACAAAAGAAGAAATCCAAGATTTGCACGAGCAAACCGATTGCGGATTCTTCAAGTGTGACGAGGACGACCACACGATTATTCCGCAAACAACAGTAACGGAAGACGGGTTTTATTTATACCCCGTAAAAAGATTTTGTGAAGCACACCCTGATGTGGATGTGAGTAAGCTAACGGTAATAGATTTTGTACCTAAAGATATTGAGATATGAAAATAATATTTAATAAAAAAACGAAAAATGAGATTACTGGGAAGTACTACCTTAAAGGGAGTTTTTATGTAATTGGTAAAAATCTTGCTCAGAAGTATATTGATAGTGGTGATGCGGAAACTTATCCACCAAAAATGGTCGCAAAAAAGAAAATGAAAATGAAATTTATAAAAGAAGAAAAAATAGAAGACAATGGCAAAATTTAATGGAACAGAGTTAGTAATAGAGATAGGAACTCTTGACTCGGGGGATGCAATCTCATTAAACACAAATGTAAGTCTGAGTGTAAGCACATCAGAAATAGAATGTACAAATAAAGATAGCTCAGGATGGAAGGACATCTTAGTGGGTACTAAAGATTGGTCTATGTCAGGCACATCTTATGTTTCTCCTTCTTCTACATACGGTCTTGCTGAAGCATGGGCTGCATGGGAAGCAGGAACTGCGGTAACTGTAAACTTTACTAGAGGGACTCCTACATCAGGTGATATTTCACTCTCAGGAAGTGCATATTTTACGTCAATAGAGCAAACTGGAGAGGTGGATGGAGCTGCTGAGTATACATTCAGCTTAAGTGGATCAGGAGCATTAACTAAAGCATTAACTGCATAATAATATGGAAACTATACAACTAAACGGAATTTCTCATAAAATTCGATTTAATTTCAACGCTCTAAAAGAGTTTAAAAAAGTAAATGGAGGCACTGGATTATCATTTGATGATCTAGATGTCTCCACTATACTTGACTTGACTTATGCAGGGCTAAAAGAGGCTCGTAGAATAGAGTGCAAAGGTGATGGTATACCTCAAGATTTTTCGCTTACAGTGGAGGATATAGGTGAACATATGACCGTTGACACTATGAACGATGTAATTGCTATTCTAACGGACTCTCTGAGCGGAGGAAAGAAGGAGGAAAAAAAGTAGATGGCGAGGTCTCTAGTCCTCCGTTAGGTTGGTCGGGGTTTTATGAGATAGGACTAGGGATTCTCGCTATTAGCTTGAGTGAGTTTTTGTTAATGACTCCAAATGAGCTTGAATTAGCTTATTCGGGGTATAGACAAAGGGTTGATGAACAGTGGGAGATGACTAGATGGAACTCCTACTACTCTATGATCATGCATGCCAAAGAAGATTCCTTACAAGTAGATAAGGTGTTTATACCAACCGATGCAATGAAGCCTAAGGAAGAGAAAAAGTTAAAGCCTGAGATGATGATGAAGGTAACTCCTTTAAGAGAAATTTATGAGCAGTAAGGTGTTTTTAGTTGGGTTAGACAGTGTCCTTAAAGAAGTTGAGGAATTAGGCTTCAGTAATCAGCAGAAGAGGGGATTCCTAAGAAAGGTTTCTCGTCCTCCTGCTAAGATAGTTCAGAAGGAAATAAAAAGATTAATACCTACTCCTAAGAAAAGTAATTTATTTCCTGAGATAGCTAGAGTGAGAGCAGGAGTAAAGGTAAGAGCTAGTAAGTCTAAGTGGAATCATGGGTCTATTGTGGTGATGCAAGGGCATGATGTCCCAGTATCAGCAGGGAAGGGTAAAACCTCATGGTCTCTGCGTGGATATTCTATGTTGGTTTTCTTTGGTAACAAGGATACTCCAAGAAGACCTCACCGAAAGGGAGTTAGAAAGGGTGGTAACCAAGGAAATGTAAAAGGGGAATTAGGCTCACATCCGTTTGTCGACGCAGCAGAAAATGTTGGAGACAGAGCGTTAAGAGTTTTTTCATTCTCAATTAAAAAGAAGTTATTAAAAGATTGGGGTAGAAGATAATGTCAGGACAAGGAAGAAGAGAGGCTAAACTAGTTGTAAAACTGCAAGCGGAAACGGCTCAGTTAACAAAAGATTTAGCTAAAGCACAGAGGAGATTAAAAAGCTTCCAAGGACGGGTAAGTAAAATTGGAGGTGGAATTCAAAGCAGCATGATGGCTGCTTTTGGTGGTTTTGCTATAATACAAGGATTGCGATCTGCAATCACTTCTTTAGCTAACTTCGAACTAGCAATGGATAAGGTTAGAGCCGTATCAGGAGCTTCTGAAGGGCAGTTAGCTGACTTGGAAAAGAATGCTAAGAAGTTGGGTAGAACTACCCAGTTTACGGCAGGGCAGATAGCTAACTTACAATTGCAATTAGCAAAGCTAGGGCTTGATCCCACATCTATCTTAGAGTCGACAGATGCTATCCAAAATCTAGCACTTGTTGCTGATGAGGACTTAGGTGAGTCTGCCAAGTCAATGGCAGGGACTCTTAATGGTTTCAACCTAGAAGCAGATCAGTCAAATAGGGTAGCCAATGTAATGGCAGAGTCCTTCTCTAAAACTGCTCTTACATTAGAGAAATTTACGGTAGGTACTGCCAACTCTTCAGCTATTGCAAATGCCCTTGGGATCACCCTAGAGCAGAATACGGCAAGGATGGGAAAACTGGTCAGTAGCAACATTGACGCTTCAAAAGCAGGTACGGATTTACGTAAAATCTACATCGATTTGAACGATAAAGGCATCTCTTATAACGATGCTTTAACTATGATTGCTGAATCATCTGACAAGGTAGGATTGGCTACTGAATTGGTTGGTATAAGAGCAGCAGGAGCATTAGTAATTCTATCAAATCAAAGAGAAGAAGTTGAGAAACTTACAACAACTCTAGGGGATAATAATGAAGAGCTAGGAAAGATGTCTGCTATAATGCAAGACAACTTAATGGGCGATTGGAAGAGATTCACTAGTGCAGTTGACGGGGCTATACAAGAAGGGTCTGTTCTTAACGGAATATTTAGAGCAACTACGCAAACATTTACTGGTCTGATCAACGGTATATTTGGAGCGAGTGAAGCTTACGAAGATTACACTAGAGCAGGGATAGACGTTAGCCGAATGTCAGGAGTGACATTGGATAATGTTAGAGACTTGACTGAGTGGCAAGATCGTATGAAGATTGCCGTCAAACAAGCTTCTGCTGAATTGGTAGATGGGTCAGCTTCCTTCGATCAATTGAACTTAGCCACTGTAGATGCAGGGATGGCTACTGCCTTGATGACTGATAGATTGGAACTCTACAAGGACAGTGAGTTTTACAAAGAGATTGAGAAAGAAGTAGAGGCTTGGTTGAAGAAGAAAGCTGCAGTAGAAGCTGCTACTAGAGCGCAAGAGGCTGCTTACCGAGCAGGAAGGAAACTTCAGATGGCTAATACTAATCTAGATTCCATGACTACTGATACTGATGTGTCGGGAATAAATGTATCAAAGATTACTCAAGGGGATGCTCCTGATGCGTTAAATTCTGCTCAAGCGATCCTAGATAGCTTAAAAAAGATAAGAGCAGGGATGTCTGAAGAGGCTTTACTTATGGAGTCTATGATGGCAGGATTAGGTCAGAATTTAAAAATGATATTAGCTGACATTGCTACCGATATTGTAGTTAACTTTGCAGATGCAATTGGTAGCGGAAAAGGATTGGAAGCTGCTTTCAAAACTGTGTTATCAACTATGGGTGAAGGGTTACAGAAACTAGGTAAATCTTTGGTTTCTTATGGTATTCTTATGTTGGCAATCCAAGCATCTTTGAAAGCAGGAATACTAGCAAATCCTGCTATTGCAATAGCAGCAGGAGCAGCAGCAATAGCAGCAGGAGCAGCGTTGAAGTCAGCAGTTGCTAGTGCTAGTTCCAGTGCCTCAGGTGGAGGTGGTGGACGAGGTGGAGGAGGAGGAGGCTTCAGTGCTGATAGAGCAGGGCAATCTGTTAATGTTCAGATTCAAGGAGAATTGGTAGCTGATGGTAAGTCATTAGTTGCAGTATTTAATCAACAAAATAGAGCAGACTCTCGTAACGTAGGATAATGGCAAACGAATTTTTAGGAAATATTTTAATTGTAAACTCTTTCGGGAGTTACACGGCAGGAGATAAAGTAGAGGTGTTTTATGATCCTGATTTAGATGTTATTTCTGTATTCAAAAATGAGATTGCTATAACTAGTGGAGACTCTCTAATTGTAACTAGAGCAGTTAACACAACTGGGCGTGTTCAGCTGATAAATGACACTGGTGCAGATTGGACAAGATCAAGTGTTGGTTACTCTGTAGTTATTAGAAATTACAACTACAACGGCAACCATGTAACAATAACATTCAATGAGAATCGTAGTTTCCCATATTACCTAAAAACTGTTACGGTTAACCCTCCTGATCCTGATCCTGAGGATGTTAACGATATTCAAATAACTTTAGTTTCAACAACTAAGACTACTGACACTACAACAAAGGATGGGGTGATAGAAGTCTTGGCTACTAGGACTAATGATTCAATTGGAGAGCCTATTCTATATGAGTCAGGCAGAGAACCAGTTCAGCCCAATAATGGTCAGGATAAGGGGGTATTTGCTAGTTTACCTCGAGGTAAGTACACTATTTATGCGGTGGATAATAAAGGTTATTCGACAAGCTTAACAGTTACCTTAATTTCTGAAAATGAACCGCACGGAGTAAGATGGATCGTAGGATTCAAAAATAATGACGGGGACGAGGGTAAGCTTGAAATATTAGAAAGGAGTTATATCGGTGCTACCACTGAAGTTTACAGTGGGGTTACTCCTTACACACACAGTACTAGGGGTGAAGGTCGTGATATTTCTGATGTCAATATAGTATCGTCTCAAGTGGATGTGGAATTGATAGCCACTACTTTAGACCAGTACATAGATATTGCTAATGGTGATGATGATAAGTACAAAGTAATTACATACAAGAAAGTAGCTGAAACTTGGGTAGAAACTTGGAGAGGGTTTGTTAATCCTGAGTCATTCTCTGACGCTCCTAATGGATTACCATATTCTACCTTCTTTACTGCAACAGACAGAGTGGCTGATTTAAAGGACAGAAAGTTTCTTTATAATGAGGAATACATAAAAGATGGAGACAACGAGTATGTTAGTGGCGATATGTCACAGTTAGCCGTTCTTGATTTATGCTTGAATAAAACTAAGTTGAATCAAGGTTTTAGAATAGCTTGTAATGTATTCGATGCTAGTCACTCGGAAGCTGCTTCTCCTTTGGCTCAGACCTACATTAATACTGATGTTTATTATGATGATAAAGGAGTGAAAACTTGTTTAGATGTAGTCAAGGATATACTAGTAATTTATGATGCAATGTTAGTTTCTTGGAGCGGTTATTGGTACATAATTCGAAAAAAAGAATTGCTAGGAGTGACTGTAGATTATTTTGAGTATGATACTGATTTAGCCTACGTTAGCGCAGGGTCATGGAATCCTAGAATAGATTTCAAAGCAGCTACTTCCTCGACTAGATACAGATGGGTAGGAGGTATGAGTAGAAACATGACTTCTGTTTTCAGAAAAGTTATTCTTACTATAAATTCAATTGTAAATGATAAAGGATTGGCTAAGTCTTTTAATTCAGCTAATGCCGTATTTGATGTTTGGGGTAACCTTAAACATATGAGAGGATTTACTCTATGGAAAAGCACTACTGCTATGGATCAGAGTTTAATAGCAAAAACTGTTAATAATAAAGTAACAGAGTATTGGAGGATAAAATTACACGAATCAGGATCATATAATACAGATACATACATACAGTGGAGTAAGTCGATAGATTATAGTACTAATGATAAGATGATTCTTTCTTGGAATGTTAATTTCAAAGCGACTTATTTTAATCTAACGCCAAACTCTAAATCATTTAACGATTATCCTCCTTACATCCCTATGAAATGGGTAGTAAAACTGGGAAGTAATTATCTTACAACACAAGGAGAATGGGTAGCTAGTGATCCTGAGAACGAGTGGTGGTTGGATGAATTCGAAGGAGATAAATTGTTCGAAAAGGAATTTAATCTTCCTGATGGAAACGTAGCTTCCGATACGTTGCAAATAAAGGTATATCCAATATCAATTGGGGAACACAATATTGAGGCAACAGATGGTAGCGATATGATAGCTAAATTGAAAGCAGAACCAACCACTGATCTTAGAATAGGAGCTAGAAGAATTGTTACAATTTTTGAGAGTTTTGAAGATGTTTTTTATTACTATGAATTAAGTGGATCGGCTGCTGATGATGATGGTGTAGAGGTTATAAATCCTACAGATTACACTGCTTCAGCGGTAAGAGTTTGGAAATTAGTGACTACTTACGGTAGAAAGAACACCTTACAAGTTTATTCGTCAACTGCTCTTGAATACATAGGTTTGGACTTCTTACCAAAAGGAGGGGACATACCTGAGTCTATAGTGACGCATAACACCAATAACGATCTGAATAAGATAGACTACCACAAAAGTATAAATCTGTTTGATTTAGATAACACTATAAATAATGATGAGAAAATATTTCTTAATTACACGAGATTACAAAATGGTACACCAACAACGGTATGGCATGAAGCAGGGGCTGCTACACTAACAAAACCGTTGCAAGATTGGTTGGTGCAATGGATTCAAAGACTTACAAAGAAGACTCGTATGATAGTATCAGGGACGTTCTTTTGTGACACTGAATTCACGCCTATAAATATATTAAACGATCCTGATGATCAGAATCGACTGTTCTACCCTAACGGGATTTCTAGTTCAGTAAAGTCAAGACAGTATAGCGGAGAGGTAATTGAGATAGGATCGGATGATACTCCTACTTCTTCTCAATTTGATCTATCCGTAAAACAAAATCAACATAAATAAAATGGCTGAAGTAACAAGACCCACATTTATCTCGCAAAAAGATTCTGATTATGCAGATCAGACCAATGAGTTAATAACTGCATTGATACATAGAGAGACATTCCAAGACATTGCTGATTCAGCAGCGTTCAAGAATATGACTGAATCAATAACTGGTACTTGGACATTTAACAATGTTGTTGTAGGTGCAGCAGTACCAACATTAGGTACTCACTTCACTAACAAGACTTATGTTGATGGATTGGTGGCAAGTGGTAATTCTACGGGAATTTCTTACGGAGGAATAACGTCAATAAATGCAGACACTGCTAAGTTTGATGTAACCGCAGGATCGGGATATATTTATAGTGATGCCACTAGCGCAACTGGTTCTTCGGAGACTGTTACATGGACTGCTAAAACTGCACAAGTAGTTACTGGTGGTGATGGGATCACTTACTTATACTTAGCCTCTAACAATGATACAATAGTTCAAACTTCAGTTGCTCCTACAAGAGAGACTAGGAGGACTAGAATCTATCTAGGTAGATTGATAGTTAGCGGTGGTGTGATTGTTGCAGCAGAAGATGACAGAGACTTCATCCGTCAAGGTATATCTCAATTACGAGATATGTCAGAAGCAATTGGTAAGGTTAAATTGAATGGATTAGTAGTGACGGCTAACGGAGCTAATCTTTTGCTAGATCATTCAGCAGGGACTTTCTTTGACTTCGGTAACAACGGACAAAGTGATCCGCATACTAAGGATATTTCAGTTAATACTGGGTTTACTTTTAGATACAGAACACAAAGCACGGATGAGGGCGGTGATATAACTGCTATCGATCCTAATAATTACGATGTAGGTGGTGTAGTGACTGCAATGACTAATAATAAATTTCAGATACAAGAGATTATATTATTCACATCAGGTAATATCAGGATACAGTACGGTCAGAATCAGTACAGTACATTAGAGGACGCTAAAGCAGCTATTGCTACTCGGACATTCACTCAAAACCCTGCGAGTGCTGATGGCACTAGGATTGCTTACTTAATTGTTCAAGATGGAGCTACAGATTTATCAAATGCAAGTAGCGCAGTTGTTATAACAACTAACAAATTTGGAGAGCTTGGCGGTGGGGTAACCGTTAATGCAGGAGCTTTGATTGCTGCAAACAATTTGAGTGATGTAGTTACTCCTGCAACTGCTCTAGCTAACCTTGGTGGTGCTGCTCTGACTGGAGCAACTTTCAGCGGTGAAGTAGCCGTTGGAGACGGTCAATTAACCGTAAACAATAGCAGTACTGCGGTTGGTGCTTTGGTGAATTTAGATTTTAGTAATACGGCACTAACGGATGCAGACAAAAGAACGGTGGTTTTAAGAGCGGTTAACGAAGGAGGATCAACGGGAACAAGGGGTGGAGCTTTTGAAATGTATCTAAGAGAAGCGTCGAGCGGATCAACTTTTATAAAGCCTTTCAGTATTTCTAACTCAGGCGATGCGACTTTTTCCAATGATGTAACTGCAGCGGACTTCATTCTTTCCTCAGATGAGCGGAAGAAGGACATACACAAGATCATTGGTGGAGAAGAGATTGAGTACATTGAGTACAACTACAAAGGGTCTGACAAGACTAGATTTGGTGTGTCAGCACAACAAGTTCAGAAGGTTATTCCTGAGGTAGTTCATACAGATGCTGAAGGAATGTTGTCAGTATCCTACATCGATTTATTAATCAAACAGATTGCTTCATTGGAAGCTAGAGTTAAAGAACTAGAGAAATAAGATGGCATTATCTACAACAACATTAAAGTTAACAGAGGTACAAGCAGAGCTAGGATTGGGGGCAACCACTAGCCTATCTGCTTGTTTCACCGAGGCAGGAGGGTCAGGATTTGATCCTATCTACGAAGGGAGTAAGGACAGACTATCTAATTTTAGAGGGTATTCTGCTCTAGCGAGTGTGACTTATGACAGTATTAGTTATGATTTTTCAGCGAAGTTGGCATTTTGTAAAGGTATTTATTTTAAACCCGATGGGACTAAGTTATATCTATCAGATTACGGATCAGATACTGTATACCAATTCGCCCTTTCTACTGCTTGGCAGATAAGCTCAGGTGTGACTTACACTACATCCTTTGATTGCTCTACTGAGATAGCAAGAGTATCAGGCGTTACATTTAAACCTGATGGATTGGAAATGTATGTTGCAGAAGATGTAGCTGCGAAGTTGTATAGATACACTTTATCAACTGCTTGGGATGTATCATCAGCAAGTCACACATCGACAGAAGATGTTTCCGCAAAAACTAGTAGCCCTACGGGGATTCAGTTCAATAATGATGGGTCAAAAATATACATAAGTGATGGTGGTGCTTTTAAAGAAATTCCTTTGTCAACAGTTTACGACACAACAACAACGGGAACGGCAGTAGAATATTCCTTAATTGGCTTAGGGACAAATCAGTATTCATCTAGGTTTACTAGTGATGGATTTACTTTATTTACTTGTTCGTATACTGACAATACGCTTGAGCAACACACTTTAACTACTGCTTGGGATGTATCAACTGCTAGTCATGTAGCGGAAGTTGCTGATTTCACCTCCTTAGAAACAAATCCTGACGCTCTTTTTATAAAGGGTGATGACACTAAATTGTACATGGCAGGACTTGCTGCTGATAAATTATTTCAATACTCACTCTCTGTTTAAAATATGAAAAAGATAAAAGAAAAGTTAATAAAAATTACACCTTATTGGATGGCACACGCTTACGTGGCTATCATAATATCGTTAATCACGGGATACTGGGCAGGAGGCTCATTATTCTATCTAGGGAGGGAATTGAGAGACTGGGAAAAGCTCCATGATTATCACCTAGCAGGGTTCGACTGGAAAGGCTTGTTAGCTCCTATCGTAGCTTCATTGATATTGTATTTTTTGGGAGTCTAATTTATTGAGTGGCTATGGGAGAATTGGAGATGCCTATTTGGTTTTTAATAGCCGTAGGTTTGCTTAATGCATTTAAAGGATACTTACCTACAATTAGTAAATTGAGTAGCGACAAAAGCAGTGTAAGAGATTGTAATAATAAGTGTGATGAATTATCAAAACAACTTAGCCTAATTAAGGACGATTTTGAAGTTTTAAATATAAATTACGAGGAAGTGAATAGAAAGTATTACATGCTACTTGGATCGATGTCAGTGATTAAGAGTAAGCTAAAGGAAATGGGGTTTGATGATATAACTGAAATGGACGGCAAAGATGGATAACGAGGAGGAAGTACTTGCTTGGGCAAGTAGACAAGTGAAGTTAGTTGTAGACAAATTTTCATCCAAAGAAAACTTACCTCTTTACTTTAACGATTTTGATTTATTTACGGTGGGTGTTGCTTACAACATTCCTGAGGCTACCGATTTCAATAAAGGAGGAATGCTGAAGGTTATCGGTTTTTGCGATGAATTTAAACTGATAAACTACCGATTCTTCAAAGGAGCATTGTTAGAAATACATCACCATCCTGATTTCATAGAAACCTTCGAGATGTTAGATGGAGTGATGGTTGATGAAATATCAGGAGCTAGAAAAGTAAAGGGAGATTCGTTTAAAATTATGCCATTCATCCCTCACCAATGGAGGTGTGAAGAAGATGCGCATATGATAATTAGTTGTAAAAAAATATAAGATATGGGATATAGTTTTGGAGAGAGATCAATGAGAAGATTAGCAGGAGTTGATCCTGACCTAATAGAATGCGCTGAGAGAGCTTTAGCGAGATCACGGTATGATATGACCATTCCTGACTTAGGAGGTTATAGAACGGCAGAGGAGCAAGCGAGCTGCTATCCTCATGCGTCTAAGTGTGATGGGTATGAGATTAAGTCGTACCACCAGTCGGGGTTTGCGATTGACATCATACCTACATACAAAGGGTATAAGAACACGAGAGGTATGAACTACTTTGCTAACTTAATGCTAGAAGAGTGGCAGAAGATGTTAGCTGAAGGATGCATGGAAATGAAATATAAAACAATGACTTGGGGTGGTACTTTTGGATCGCAAGGATGGGATAAACCACATTTTGAATTAAGAGAGATATGAAAAATAACGTAAAAGAAATAAAAACAACCATAATTGGTATAGTCATTTGGATTGTGACTGGGTTCTATTTTGTAACACCATACTTCAGTGAATTGGAATTATGGAAACCTGATTTGTACGGTGTGGTGATAGGCATAGTAGGAGGACTACTTTTATTGCTTGCTCCTGACAGATTTATTACATTTTTGTTTGGTTGGCTAAATAAGAGAAAATGAAACGTATTTTAATAGGGTTGTTAGCCATTATTTTACTGAGTGGGTGTAGTGCATCAAGATTGGTTCGAATGGCTAAGAAGAAAGACCCTAGCCTATTTACGGTGCAAATCGACACAATTAGGGACACGATATTTATAAGTGTACCAAAGGTGGACACGATATTTAAGTACAATTTCGATACGGTTGAATATTGGCAGGAGAAAACCTTTATCAAATATCACTACGATACTTTGACGAATGATGTATTCATAGAAGTAGACTGTCCTGATGATTCTATTGTGGTTGAAACGATTACTAAGACAGAGCTAGTTACTTTAGAGCCTACGTTTGGGGATAAGATTCAATGGTTTTTGTATGCGATAGGAATAGGATTTGTAGGGTACTTCCTAATCAAACTCTTTAAATAAAAAATGGGAGCTAAGTCCCCACTCAGCTCCCACCCCAAAAAATGATCCAATTTCAAATCTCCCGAATGAAATTAAAAATGCCTACCATATCAGTAGGACTTTTGCCTCAACCTAGAGGACTTGGTAAAGTCTTAATATTGAGATGTAAAACTACAACCAATATTTCTAATATCCTATAACAATCGCTAAAAATGTATTTCCTAAGGGAAACATCGCCTCAAGGCTCATTTTAGCTCAATGTTAGCGTTTATTGATAGCTGACATTATCAACCTTCTAGCTTCTGCATCTGTTTTACTGGCTCTAATTCTATTCATTAGTTTAGCATCAAACAGACCGCTAACATTATGTATGTCAGAAGATTTTTTAACTAGACTTTCTACCATTTCATCAAACATGTCCTCCGCTATTACAAAGTTTCCTGAGCTTTCTTGATATGACCAATTATTCCAATATTTATCTGTTATTTCTGTTATTTCTTCCTTTTTCATGTTTTCTACTATTTTACCCGTTAAAAATCCTCTGCATACAATTACCATTAGCGATCAATGATTTTCTTTTAGATCATGGCATTCAGCACATACATCAGGGTGCATAGAGTGTCTAAAAGACCTAAATCCAGAGCATCTATCGCTAACATCATGCATAGACTCATATTTTTTGACTTTTTCTTCCAGTTCTTTTACTTCCTCGTATATCTCTAAAAACTCTTTCTGAAAGCTCTCTGATATATTAAATGTGTTTACAATATCCCTTTTTAGGTTTGAAATTTTAGCTTTTGTACTCATTTGATTTGTTGTTTTAATTCGTCAAAAATACGATCTATGCACAGGGCGTTAGCTTTCATTTGCCAACGCTCAAATATATTCCTGCATATTCCATATCCTCATTTATGGGGTCACATTCGCAGAATCCATTTACAGCACACGAACTACTGCTGCAATTAGGTTGTGTAATAATCTCATGCGCTTCATCCATTATTAATTCCTTCAATCTTGTTAGTGTTATGCTTGCAACAGTAGTTCTTTCGCCATCTGCAAACATTACATCAATCGTGTCTTTATCTGTTATTCTTATCATTACTTTAGTTGTTTTGCCCGCCCGCAAAAACGAAAAGCTAACAAGCGGTATAATTTATAAGCCATTGACATTTAGTTGGTGGATTAGCGGTAGTGGTTGGCTTACAAAACCATACCGCCAGTCCGTTATCATTATACCAACTCGGGTATACTATTAGTCAATATCGCCTTTATTCCACCTTACCATACCTTATCGGGTATAAAGTGCTATTGAATGAAATATCACTCAATGAAGTGCTATTTACCGCCTATTGAATGAAATGTCACTCAATAAAGCTCAAAATACTGCTCAAATGACCTTCAAATGAGCAGTATATTGCACTTTATGGTCTTGTCTGTCCAAATAAAAGTGCGCTTAACCAACTCAAGCCTAGTGCTTGGAAGAAACTTATTTGATGAAAGCCAAACAAGTCAGGCATGACTGCATTCCACAACCACATAACTAGCAAGGCAAACATAAATGCCGTTGCAATTAAAATTAAAACTGTAATAACTAATCCTAGTAATTTCTCAATCATCTTTTCTCTTCTTTAAATCGTTTGCTTTATGTAAATACCATTCTTCTTTAATTAGATCGTCATCAATAGACTGATCAGGCTTGTTGCCCATACGCATTCTGTATTTGAATGCATTTAGTTCGCAAAATACGGCAGTCTTTTCAACCCCATAAATTCTCTCCATCATATCAATGACTTCTACCGAGTAGGTGTCATAGTAGTCGGGTCTAATGAAAACTACTCCTACTTTACCAAGCTCACTCATAGCTCCATCTTGACGTTAAAAGCAGTGTGACCACCTAGTACTACCCCACAACCAATTGCTTCCTTCTTACCGCCTTGCATGTAACCCATTGCATAAGATCGGGAATCAATACCACAACCTACTGCCAGTGCAAAGATCGCTCTTGTCTTTCCGAAAAACCACTCACAATAAAAATCCGTGTGATAATGTCCAGTAGCAGTGGACACCATATCTCGCTTTGCAGCAGTCCTCGCTTTAGACGATTTATGCCCATGTACGTACCTTACTCCATCAATGTAGGTATCAGTTACCCATTTCCATTTTGGAGTCCCTAGAACCTCATTAAAGTCCTTAATCCATATTGCAGGGATCGCTGAATCGAATGCTTTCCTCATTATGATGGCATCGTGATTTCCTATGCATACTTCTGCCTCAGGAAATGCTTCATACCATCTTGCTACCTTCTTAATTGCAAGTGCCAATTCAGCACCTCCACCCATCGCATCAGGGTCAGTTACATGGAATGAGCTATAGTGTGAGTCGATCACATCTCCTATGAAGATCACACGATTACAATTGTTCTCTACATAAACCCTCATGCAAAATTCTAAATATCCTTCCAAGCAAAATGGCTCGTGTAGATCGCCAATAACCAAAACTCTTGATTCAACCTTGGTAAGCTTTTTGTAAGCTTTTTGCATATTGCCTCTAATGCGAGGTCTTATTTCTATGCCCATAACATCATTATTTTTAGTATCATCATAAATACGACTCCTATAAAAAATCCTACTATAATTCCTTTGTTGAAGTATTTAGAATTGATCATTTTATCTATTCTACTTTCTGCGTTTAATTTTCTCATTTGCATTCTATCCAAGTTTCATCATACCAAGGTTTATCCTCGTAGTCGTAGTAAGTACTTTGTGATAACATTTCCGTATCACATGACGCATCCCATGAGGACACGTAGCCAACCGTCACTCTGTAGTTGTTCTGAGGATTGGACTCATAAACAACATACTCACAATCGCACACTTCTTGCTCACATGAAGCAAAAAGTAGTGCAAATATTATTAGGTATCTCACGATGGTCTGCAAGTCTTACCTAGCGTCTCAAATAAGTTATCAGCAGTAACATCATCAGCAGAATCCCTGATAGCTCTTAGATCGTTTATAAGCAAATCTAATGCTTCCATGTACTTATCAACCACTGGCTTCACTCTGTATTGTGATGTCCACAAAAAAACAGGGTGAGGACAGTCTGCCCACTCTAGCAAGTATTCACTATACACTTCAATGTCAGAGCCGTCTATCCATGCTTGGATAAGAGTGACTCTATCTTGCCATTCTTCTTTTGATCTTCTTTCAATTTGTTCTTTCATTTTTCAATCGTTTTAATCCGTTAGTAATTTTATTTAATGTAATTTCATTTACCTCCATGCCATTCAACCATCTGGTGAACGTGGAGTAGTTTACGTCACACAAAGTGGCTTGATCTCGTTTACTCATTAAGCGAGATTTCCATTTATACCGTAGTCGTTCTTGTTCCGTCATGAAGCAAATCTAGTCAAAGAAAACTTATAAAACAAAATAAAAAAGCACAAATTGTTTTGCGTGGTAATTTAGTATGAACTATATTTGTACCTCACTAAAATAAATATCATATGAAATTCATTAACATCGAGCCACAAAAAGTAGTAGACTTTGAAGGTGGTAGAACAAATCAGGAAGTCTCATTGTATTTTGAGATGGTAGAGAATGGCAAGACCTTTGTGGTGACTGCTAATGGAGAAATTGAGACATCAGGAGAGCCTGATATAGGTGACTACATTACTGCACCTTATTGTCATGAAGAAATTATGTCAGTGACTGCGTATGAGCCTGAGATTTATTGGCAAGGGGTGGCAATTGACAGAAAAAACACTGACTTATTATTATGTCATGTGGAAAGACTTTTAACCGAGCATTGCTCAGAGTAGTAATATGGTCAAGGGGAAATGTTGCGCTTAGTGGAGATGCATTGAAACTAAGAGTTGCGGGATAACGGAAGAGCAGCAGGTTTACCGCTCCCCTTGACGGTATTATGATATGAGATTGTAGCTTAATGGTAGAGCAACCTTAGTTTAGGACGGGTGTGGGTTCGAGTCCCATCAGTTTCACAAGAATAACTAGGACGTTTCCCCCTAGATAATCGGGAATCTTAAATTTAATCAATATGTCAAAAAGGACAGATGAAGTAAAGTCGGGAGGATCGAAATCTCCTGCAAGTAAATTTATTGAATGGAAATCCAATGATAAATGTTTCTCTTATTATGATCGAGATACTAAAACGAATGTAGCAATTCCATTGCCATTCAAATTTGTATTTCTCAAGGAGATGGTAACCATTAAAGGATGGCATGATGCGAGTGAATCAGGAATTTTTTCCAATGAGGTGAAGTTTACCTCGAAAGAAGAACTGGATGTAAAATCATTCAAAGGTGGCTCAATTGCAAAAGGACTTTATAAGGATATAAAGCAGCAAGTAGTTGAAGCAGGAGGTAAGTACCACAAATCGATATACATTATGCTTGAGGATGGTACACTAGCTAATCTTGCATTTAAAGGTTCAGTAGTAAAGGTTTGGGGAGATTTTTCTGAGAAGTGTAAAAATCGCTTGCCTCTCGAGTGGATCACCATTAAGGATTTCACTGAAGGAAAGAAAGGTAGTATCAAATATACGACACCTAATTTTTGGTTCTCAGGCACAACTTCTAACAATGATAGTGAGTGCTTGGATGTGTTATTTGATGAGCTTGACGTTTATTTTAACGGTACTCCTGCAAGGATGGAGGAAGTGAGTGATTCATCGGAGGGTGATGACGATATTCCATTTTAATGATATTTATTAGAGCTGATATTCAAGAGGGAGTCTATGCAAAGATTCCCTCTGAATTGAGGGAGACATTTGATATCATAAGGGTAGAGCCAAAGGATTTTGATTACTCTCACGATGAGAGGTGGAAGATGGCAAAGTATGCCAGTACAAAAGCTTATAAGAAATTAAAAGAAATAGAATCAAACATAAGAAATAATGAGTAAAGAAGTAGTAGAAGATGCAATAGTAGAAGACAATTCAATGTTATTTGTCATCAACTGGGATAAAATTAAAACAGTGAAGCAAATAGCCAAAGTGTTTAAGGCTTTACAGTTAACCGTACAAACAAATGTTGAAGGGCAATTGGATCAGCCGTATAAGGAAATCAAGGAGAAGGGTCTTATGCTAGGAAAGGGTTAAGCAAAAAGATCAAGAAGAATTTTTTTTACCTAGGGGATAGGGTAAGTGGCGACTCTGTCCCATTTAATTTTCAACATTATTAGAAATAAGAATAAA